ATCTTGGACTTCAGCGAGGAGAGCTGCTCTTCTGTGAGCTTGATGGCTTTCTGCGCGCCGGACGCGTCGCCAGTGATGAGCAGCGCTGATTTGTACTCACGTCCGGCCATCGATTAGGTCATCCAGTGGTTGTTTCCGAAACGCAGAAAGCGCGCCAAGTTCGAGGAGCCGGATGTCGTCAAACATCTGATGCTGGTCAAGCACGCCGGACATCTGCATCACTGAGCGCACGGCGGTGTAGTCGAGGCCGGTGACGCCACCAGCAGGACCGGGACGCCACTGCGTGGCACAGGCTGCAAACAGCTCAAGCGCTGGCCAGTTGTCGTGCCAGACGGTGTGCTCTTTGGGTTTGAGGTGAGCCAGAAGCTCGGGAGGCATCACGATGCCCATGGCCTTGTATTCGGCTATGGCGTCGTCAGCCGGGGACTGGCTTGCCCAGTGCCAGCCCGCGGCAATCAGTTTTTTCGGCGGTGGCTCTCCAGCCAACGGTTGCCGCCGATCAGGCCGAGGAACGCATCCACCAGTGCGACGCGGTACGGCTGCGCATCAAGCACGGCCGCCACGTTTTCGGGCGTGAACTCGACGTCACCATCATCGTTGGCAAGATTCCAGCCCACCAGAAAGCGCGGGATGATCGCGTCCCACGGGTCGTTGTCGTCACCTTCGGCGCTTTTGATCTCTGCCAGGACATCCCGCTTCTGGGATACGGACAGCGTCTTGAACGTCACGTCGAACTTTACCGACAGGATCTTCCCGTGCGATTGGTCGATCTCTGCGACGGTGGGGATGGTGATTTGATTGATAAGGCCTTTGAGCAGTGCCATATAATTTTCGCCGTTGTTTAGCCGTTAAAAAAGTTAGCCGTTCGAGATAGAAGGCGGCCACGCCGGCACGGCTAAGACACCGGCGTGGCCTTCCCGCGGGACTGTTACTTCACCGTGATCACGAGCTCGTCGTTGGACGCGTTCGCGGTGTAGATCGTGTCCATCGTGTAGGTCACGATGCCGTCCGAGTTGCCGACAGTCGGCCCGCCCAGCTGCACCTTCGGCCCGTCGAACTGGACGATGTTGCCAGCGGTGGTGCCGTGGATCAGCTGAACTGTGGAGAGCGTGATGCCAGCGTGCGCTTCAGCCGCTGCAAAGTAGTCCTTGGTTCCAATGGCAGGCGCCTCGATGGTGACCGAGCCGCGGACGTTGCGGTCGGTCAGTTCCACCGTCTCGGCCCCGATCAGGTTGCGGTAGACGATCTGGTTTCCGTAGTCGACGGTGAACGCCTCGCAGAACGCCGAATAGCTGTGCAGCGAGAAGGTCGGCGTGTTGGTCTTGGTGACAGCAACAGGTGCCTGGAACGACGTGAGCGTAAGCGCCGGGTTGGCCACGACGGTCGGGCGGGTGTAGAGCCCGGTAAACTGAAAATCGAACGTGGGAATCTGGCCGCGCTGCATGTTGATCGAAACATTGCCGCGAGCGCCTTTGATGATGTGCTGCTGGCCGTCCACGTAGTAGTAAATCGTGCAGGACTTCAGCGCGGTTGACGCCGGCGAGTAGACTACGGACACGCCTGCGTTCGTGGTTTCTGCCATGCCGCACGCGAGCAGGAGCGGGCCATATTTTGGCGCCGTGCCTGCCGCGCCACCACCGGCGATTTCAACCGAAAACGAAACCGTGACGTACGGCCCGGTATTGATTTCGGACTGCGCGCCCCAGGTGCTGCGATCCAGATCACGCGTTACGCGGTTTCCGAGCAACGGCTGCGGCGTTGCGCCCTTGGTAAGGATCGCGTTTAGTGCACCAGTCGGCACAGGATCGGTGCCGTAAGTAACTTCGGTTTTCGCCAATACGGCGACGTTTTTGAAAAACAGCGGCATGGTTCAAATCTCCTCTTCGGTGGACGGATCCGCCGAATCGGCGGGAGTGGCTGCGGGAGCGGCTGGCGTGAACACGCCATAGGGATCGCCATCGACCTCGACCAGCTCGGCCGGGACGTGCGTGTCGTCGATCAGGTAAAAGCGCCCGCCCTCGGCGGGGTGCTGAGGTGTCGGCATTGCGATCTCCAGAAACGAAAAAGCCCGCGCGAGGCGGGCTTAGGTGGTGGTGCTGTCGGTCGTCAGGCTTCGGTGATGAACACCGAATCTGTGTAGGTCTCACGCCAGAGGCGCAGGCCGCCGATACCGGCTATCTGTGAGCCGTTGGCGTATTCCATTTCGAAGTGGTACTGCGTCTGCTGCCAGCCGAGGAGCTTGGCTCTGATGTCGGCTGCGAGACTCGGCACGTCGTTATTGATCGTGCAGATCAGGATTCCGTAGTCGTCATTCACGCGCTGCTTTGTGATGTTGTCGAACGCGCTTGCCTGCGCGCTGCGACCGAGCGAATACACGTACACCGCGGGAAGCGTCTGGGATCCGCTGCACATGTAGGTCAGATCAACCTGCATGGCGCAGCTGAACAGCATCGGCTCGTCTTCGTAGTCAAAGACCATGTCGGTCGTCTCCAGCGCAAGGCTGGATGCTGCCATCGTGGTTTTGATGCTGCTGACCAGATCAAAGAGCGCGTCATATCCGGTGGCCTTCACCGTCAGCACAAACGTATCCGTCTGCGTGACAGCGAACCCGTCGAAGCTCTGCTGAGCCGAGCCGATGAGCTGGTAGACAATGGACGGCTGCGCTGGGTCTTCCCGCTGCGTCACGGGATACATCCGCGTTGATACAAGCGAGTTCAACAGCGAATACAACGCGGCGCTGGAGTCGTAATTTACCGGCGATCCGGCAGGGTCTGCCGCCACCACTTGGCCGAGCGATCCCACCGTCTGCAGACGGCTCACGATTGCGGTGACGTCCATCAGGCGGCCTTCCTGTCCAGATAGCGCGTGACGCCTTCCCAGAAGCGCTCAGACATCTGAGCGCCTGCGACATCAAGCGCACCCGCGATGAATTGCTTCGGACGGAACCCGCGCACGTTGGCTGAACGGAACAGGCCGCCGCGGATCGTCATGGCGCGCTTCCGGCCTGCGATGCGTTGCGCCGCGACCTCTGCGCCGAACTTCTTCACCAGGCGCGCGTTGCGCTTTGCATTGCCGGCCTTGTAAGCGCCAGCGAACACCTGGTGCGGCTTGGCGCCTGTCTCTTCCAGAATGTGGACAAGCCACGCCTCGCCGGAATGCGCGGACTGCTTCATGCCTCGGCCGAGCTGGCGCGCAGATAGGCGGACGTTCTGCGGACCGACCAGAATGGCTTCGACGTCCTGCGCCACGCCGGCCCTAGACTTCGCTGTGCCACTCAACTGGCGATGACCGATGGATCGTGCAAGCGCACCCGTCAGGCGCGGCGCAAGCGTGCGCATGGCCGCCTTCAACGGCTGCGATCCGTACACCAAGCCCGAGCGCACAGCCTTCTTCTGCAGACCGTCGGCTTGCTCAAGCAGGCGTTTGCGAATGTCGGTAATGCCTTCGTCTTGCAGGTCAATCATTGACTTGCCTGCACATCAGGACGAGTTCACGGCGACGCGCGCGCGGAATGATGGGAGGCCCGACGACCTCGAGCACTTCGGATCCCCACACCACACGGCTCCCACTGGTGACGCCGCTGATGTAGCGCATGCGCACCTTGTAGGTGATTTCGGAATTCACCTGCTGCGCGGCGTAATACTCGCGCCCATCCAGCGGTGCGACGTCTGCACGAACGGTGGCCAGCGTCGTCCAGGCGTCCACCTCAGCACCCCGAGCGGAGCGCGTTGGCGTGTTGGATTGAACCGATACCGTCTCGCGCAGCAGCTGCATCACACCACCATCCTGCGGTGCGGCGCGAGCAGCAGCTCGAAGCCGAGCGTGGCCGCGGTGTTGCTGATGCCCTGCACGCTTTCGGTGGTCTGGTCGAACAGTTCGGCCATGCGGAGCAGCACTGCCTGGCTGAAGTCTTCCGGCACCAGATCAGCCGAGGCGTAACCGACCACCATCGTGATGCGCACCGCACCCGGCTTGCCGTCTCTGGTGTCCGGCCATGAATCGACCGGCAGGATCCGCGGCGCGAGGCCGGCGATATCTGCATAGAAGTCCGTGCCAGCGGTCAGCGTCTGCTGGACGTTGTTGATGTCGTCGTACTGAACAGAAGTGATCGACTGCACCGGATACACCCCGAGGTCTATCTCGGCGTCTCTCTGCTGGTTCCAGCCAGCAACGGCGTACTGCCACGACCGCACTTGCGTCACGCCGGGGAAGCTGTCGAGCTCGAGGCGTACGGTCTGCGTCATCGCGCGCATACCGGTGTGCGCTTCCGCCTGCAGCCGAGCTGCCTTGATGAGCCGCAGCAGTCGCGCGTCGTGACTGGTGTCGTCAATGATGGACACCTGCGCCTTCGCATCGCTCAAGCTCACCGGCTCTTCGGTTGGCGCAGTAACGGTAACGAGCTTCATGCAAGGCTCTCGGCGTAGGCCACGGCGTCGGGATCGGTGTCGATAACGCCGATGCTCACATACTGCTCGACCAGTTCGGCCGGAACGTCAACAACCGAATCAGCCTTCCCAAGCTGGCAGTCAGTCAGAACGCGCGCGCGCACAGCGCCCGCAACGTCGGGTTTCTTTCGAGCCATGGTGTCGTCTCAGAAAGAGAAAAGAGGTGCGCCCGCCACCCGAAGATGGCGAGCGCGGTGCCGAATCAAGTCGCGCTGTGTGCGTAGAACTTGATGGCGTTGGTGTCGAGCAGGTTGCCGCCCGTACGCATCCACGCGAGGAAGCCCACTTGTCCGAGCTTGGCGTAGGCCGAGTCGGTGAACCGGAACATCTGCACGTCCATGGCGTCACGGATCACGTACTTGCTGAAGTCACCGAACAACAGCGTCTTGGCGTTCGCGGCAGGCGCGGCCATGTCGTTGTTGATGTAGAGCGGGTAGCCCATCAGCAGGTCAAAGGGGACCGCAGCGCCAGCGTCGTTGTAGCCGCCGTGGCGGTCACCGTTCACTGCGTTCTGGATGCCCTGCAGGTCGTTCGGCGTCCAGAGGGGACGGTTCTGGCCGTCCTTCAGCTTGCGCAGCACACGCACGAGCGTGTCGGGCGCCATGAAGACGCAGCGGCTGCTGCGGTAGGCCGGATCCACGCTGTGGATCAGGTCGATCACATCCTCGAAGATGATCGTGACCGTCTGGCCGGTGGTGCCGACCTTACCGCTGGAGGCCTTGGGAACCACGCCGTCGGGCTGGGTGGTGCCGGTGCCGACCGTGAACGCGGTGTTGGTCACACGGCCGAGGCGCTGCGCCAAGCGGGCCATGATGAACGCCTCGATGTCCACGACAGCGTCCTGCAGCAGCTCGATCGGAGCGGCCACGATCTTGGACGATGCCTTGAACACGTTGAGGCTGACCGTGCCGAACACAGGATCCGCGGATGTCGCGGTGACGTTCTGCGCAATCCACTCGCCGGTTTCCGACGTGCCGTCCGACGTCGGGAAGCTGAGCGGCTTGCCGTCTGCGGTGGCCAGCACGGTGGACACAGCGCGCATGGCGCCGTAGGCCTTCATGCTGTCGATGAGGTTTGACGAGATCAGCGACGGAACGGCGAAGCCGCCCTCGGAGCCGGTCGTCGTGCTCATCGTGTTGCTGAAGGCCGCGAGCTGCTCGGAGGTGAAGCCCTTCTCGCCCTTGCGCGCCCAGGTGTTGAACAGGCCGCGCTCGGAGACGTCGGAGGCCGACACTTCGGCAACGCCGAAGGCTTTCTCGGCATCCAGATCGGCGAGCCGCTGGACGTTCGAGATTTTCTGGTCGATGTCGCTGATCTCGTTGGTCAGGTTGTCGTAGGACACCTGGTTGTCAGCGGACCAGTCTTTGCTCACGGTGGAGTCGAGCAGTTCGCGCGCTTGGCTGGCAACTACTTTGCGGCGCTCGCGCAGGTCATTTACGTTAAATGCCATGGTGGCTTTCCTCTGTGGTAAAAAAAAAGCCGCCAAATGGCGGCCGTATCGAGCGAGGCGGCGAGCGCCGTTGCTGCGATTTCGAGGCGAAAAAAAAGGCGCCCGGAGGCGCCTTTGTTTCGGTGGTGTTTTGGGTTTAAGCGGCGAGCTTTTCCAGCAACGCCAGACGACGAGCGCGGTGCTCGTGTTCGTGATTCACAACGGGTTGAGGTTCCGGCTGCGCTGCAGGCTTCGGCTCGAGCAGTTCCTGCGGCGCGTTACGGTAGGCCGTCAGGTTCCAGCGGTTGCTGGCCTGCTTGCCGGTCTCGACACGGTCAGCGAAGCCTTGATCCACCGCGTCCTGCGCGGAGAACCACGTCTCTGCATTCATCCAGTCGCCGATCTGTGCTGCCGGTTTGCCGCTCTTGGCGACGTAGTCGGTGACGAAGCTGTTGTCCAACTGCTCAAGCGTGCCGGCCATCGACAGCATGTCGCGGCGGTCGCCCATCACGCCCGCCTGCGCGTTGTGGATCATCATGAAGCTGCCTTCAGCCATCACAACGGAATCAGCAGCAATGGCGATCCAGCTGGCGGCGCTGGCGGCGAGGCCGTCGATGTAGGCCGTCACGGTGGCCGAGTGCTCTTTGATGGCGGTAGCCATGGCGCGGCCGTCGAAGACCGAACCACCCGGCGAATTGATGCGCAGATTGATGTGCTTCGCGTCGATGCTGTTCAGCGCCTGGACGAAGTCCTTTGCCTGCACGCCGTCCCATCCACCGATCATGTCGTAGAGGTAGACCGTGGCGATGTCGGCATTGATGACGACATTCAGCGTTTCGCGCGGTGTCGTCATGTTGCAAATCTCAAGCTGGCTGCGTTGCATTGGCTGCTCCTGCCTTCATCAGTTCGTCACCACCGGCAACCGGTGGCAGGTTTTTGAGGCGTCGCACCTCGTTGATCGTCATCCAGCCCTGAGCGCCGGGACCACCCAGTGCGCGCTGGAAGTAGTCGGCCTGCGCGGCGTTGTCGCCTTCCAGCCAGCCGGCGCGGTTGAATTCCATGAAGTACCGCTCACGCGTCGGCCAGAGCTTGCGGTTCAACTCTTGCTCAATCATCACCAGGCGGGGATTAAGAGTGAACGTCAGGAACGCGCGCAGGATCTCGGCCACGCCTGATCCCCAGCTCGACGTCTTCTCGCTTTCACCGATCAGCACAGGCGGCACACCGAAGGCGCGCGCGATGTCGATCACCTGCCACTGGCGGGTCTGCAGCAGCTGGCTATCTGCAGGATTCAGCGACACCTGCGAGACCTTGCCGCCGTTGACCAGGACGAGCGGACGGTGTGAGTTATCAACGCCGGAATACTTTTCGTCGAACTGCTTGCGCAGGAAGTCGGCCTGCTCGGGCTTGGGTGCCACGCCGGCGGGGTATTCGATTGCCACGCTTGGCGCGGCGCCGCGGCTGAAGAAGCCGCCGGAAAACTTGTCGGCTGCCAGCGCGGTGCCCACCGCCTGGC